GAGCCCCATAAGGGCTCCCCGGTGCTTAACGCATCGATTGAGGGACCAAAGGCTTACAGCCCCGTCCCTCTCTTCACTACTGCTGGATACAGTGTACCCAACCAGCAGTTCTTAGTTGCTACGAAGGGAAGACCATGGCGAAATCAGTTACCAAGTCCCTTAAGAGCTTGCAAAAGCTCCAGGGCCTTGGTTACATCCCCGGCGGGGATTACGTTATTAATGAACGATTTAAGAACAATCTTCGAGGTGAAGGGATAAGTCCGAAAGGACACCTTCACTTCGGATCGTTCGGCGTCGACACTAATCCGTTTGATTTTCGTGTATATGAACGCACCTACGGTTATCGAACCGGAGGTTTGGGATCTTACCAAACACCTCAGTTGCTCCTTAATTCCATGAAGGAACAGGCGCTTCCGGGTGATCGGTATGACTTAGGCCACGACTTTTGGAACATTAAGTGCTGGAGTGATTTAAGTCATCCTGACTTTTACGCTCGTAGTCCTCTTGATCCAAGTGGTCGGTACGCTAGCGGTCCTTTAGTATTACAAGGACAGCAAGCTGCCTATAGTCCGTCGGAAATACCGTTATTTCTTGACCCAGGAATCCTGGATGTCAATCTATACGGAAACAGAGCGATCTCTAAGATCGCACCGACGGTTCCAAAAGCCAATGTAGCACAGACCCTTGCTGAAATTAAGCGAGAGGGGATTCAACTCCCCTGGGAGAACTTCTCCGGATGGTTAAAGTCTCGTACTTCAACCGCTCGAGCAATCGGCGGTGAGTATTTGAACGTAGCCTTCGGTTGGGTTCCCCTGATCAGTGATCTGCAAAAAGTGATTAAGTCGGCCTTGTCGGCGACTGACATCATTAAGCAGTACTACAAAGACGAAGGACAAATAGTCCGTCGTCGGCTTGCGTTTCCTACCATCCACGAAACGACCGAAACCGTAATAGGTGAAGGTCGCGTAAATGTCTCCCCCCAAAGCAGTAACATCGCTTATGGGTGGGAAGACATGTACATGGATGGAGATGCAGCAGGTACCCTATACCAGACTAATTTCCGATCGGAAAAGATCTGGTTTTCTGGAGCCTTTCAATATTCCTTCAGTACAGACGACAGTCTGCTGGGGAAGTTGAAAGAGTACGAGTTTCTGGCTAACCAGTTACTCGGCAGTCGGATTACTCCGGCCGTCCTTTGGGAACTTGCACCATGGTCTTGGTTGGTGGATTGGATTGCAGAGATACAAAATGCGGTTACAACCGCCTCTCTGCTCCAGTCTGACAACCTTGTGATGAGGTATGGGTATTTGATGAGGACAACAGTCCTCAAACGCACCTATACTGTTAAAGGGATAGACTTTTGGTCTTACCCCAATAACACCACTTTCTCTGCTTCGATCAATATGATCAAGAAAGAGCGAGTGAAAGGCACACCCTTTGGATTCGGAGTGGACCTGTCGTCCCTTTCAGGACAGCAGTGGGCCATTCTCGGTGCTCTTAGTCTTACGAGAGCGCCGAACATCCTAGGTCCCTAGTCGTCGCAACGCGACAACGGATCTATATAATTGAATTAACAATTAAATAGAAAGAGAGATAGTCATGGCATATTCCGATCCTCAATCAGTAACTATCGGCACGGCTCAGTCGCTTCCGCGTACTGGGTCTGGCCTCGGAACTGGCAGCTTCACAAAAGCTGACGGTAACGTGGGCCTCGTCGTTAACCACTCCAAAAGTGGTAAGGGACGATACCGCCGACAGGTTCGTGTCAATCTTAGTAAGATTGCAGCTGATCCGTTCATCGCTGGTAAGTCGAATGGCGTTTCCGCCTCCGTCTACCTAGTGATCGATGTTCCCTCGCAAGGGTTCACCGTCGCGGAACAGACTGACCTTCTGACAAGTCTTACGACTTGGCTGACGGCCAGCACGAACGCCAATGCGATTAAATTCATTGGCGGCGAGAGCTAAGTGTGGATGAATGACGTCCTTTTGGTCGTCACTTTCTACACCGTTCTCTGCCTGATTGTCGCAATTTCCTTCGGAGTACTTTCGTACCACGTTGGAAAGCTCGTCGCAAGACAAGCTGCGAAACCTCGATACCACAGGACAGAGCGTCGTCACTAAAAGGCGGCGCCATGGAGCCTGTGGTTCTTCGTAACAGGTGAGGACTCACCATGACCTGGAATGCCTAGCCCCTTATTGAATGGAGCAGACATGAAAAGTCTGGTAAGTCTCTTGAAGAACGTCCTCCTTGACATAGAGGACGCGTGTTGCGTAAGCACCAGCCGTGATCTAAAAACGATCATGGCTCGGATCGAAGAAGAAGGGGACTCGTTTCTGACGATATCCCTATCTAACTACGGTTCCGACCTCCAAAAAGGTTTGGACCGTGGTTATGTTGCTCACGACCTATTCCAGGGATTTTCCCGGACAGGCGCTCTCCCGAAATTGTTCTCGGGTTTGCTTGAGCTAATCTTCGACCGTGTTACTGGGCGGTTGCTCGATGTACCAGATGTGGATGCAATACTTTACCTGCGTCAGATTTCTCTGATGTGGGCCAAGATCGCTCGACCTACGACTGAAAAGCGTAATAGGGCGGCCATATCGAAGTACATGGATTGTGAGCGCGATGTTAGAGAAAGCGATTTATATGTTGGACCAGGAACCGGATCTCGATCCGATCTTGGACGCATTTCTTCGCTCTTGTTTAGAGAAGTTTTGTATCCCTCGACCGAATGGTCTATAGCGGTGACGGAATTGTCCCTAGACATGGACCTGGACAAACTGCGGATCGCCTTGTGGGAAACCATAAGTACGATCTATCAGTATGGACCAGCCGGCTTGAGTATGTCTTCCCTAGCGGGAAGTTTGCTCGAGCTAGTTTCCGGGCTTACCTGGAAAGTCCACTACGCATCGACGAACCTGGAGAAGAACAACCCGTAAAAGTTGTTCTTGTTCCTAAGACGATGAAAACGCCTCGAATAATTGCGATGGAGCCGACTTGTATGCAGTATATGCAACAAGCTCTTTTGCAACCACTCGTGAAAGCGATCGAGTCAGATAAACTGGCTCGACACTTTGTCGGATTCACTGACCAAGTCCCTAACCAGGAATTGGCAATGAAAGGCTCCCTTGACGGGAGTCTTGCTACACTTGATCTAAGTGAAGCGTCTGACCGCGTTTCTAATCAGCATGTACGGATCCTTTTGGAGCGCTACCCCTCCCTTGCAGAAGGGGTTGATGCTACAAGGAGCCGGAAGGCTGACGTAGATGGCCACGGAGTAATCCGATTGGCCAAATTCGCGTCTATGGGTTCAGCCCTTTGCTTTCCTTTTGAAGCGATGGTTTTTACCACCGTTGTCTTCATTGGGATTGAAAAGGTGCTCAATCGCCAGTTGACCAGGAAGGACCTTAAGTCCTTTATTGGTCGGGTGCGCGTCTACGGAGACGATATTATCGTTCCCGTAGAATATGCGCTGTCTGTTGTCGAGTCACTTGAAGCTTTTGGGTTTCGAGTGAATTCGGGCAAGAGTTTCTGGACTGGAAAGTTCAGAGAATCTTGTGGTAAGGACTACTATGCAGGCCAAGACGTAAGTCTTGTCCGCCTTCGTAGTGACCTCCCTACGCAACAGCAGCATACATCGGAGATTGTATCTATAGCAGACTTCAGGAATCAGCTTTACAAGGCTGGCTACTGGAAATCTGTACGATACCTAGACGGTGTTCTTGAGGATTTAAAACTCCCTTGGAATGCCGTTCTGGACACATCTCCGGGCATTGGCAAATTCTCATTTCTCGGCTACCAAACCGATGGATGGGATAACGATCTCCAAAGACCCTTGGTTAGGGCCATGGTGATCCGCACTACCCCTAGAGTCTCAAAACTCGATGGGTGGGGCGCAATGCTCAAGTACTTCCTAAAGGATTCGGAATTGCCATTCCTAGATCCGAAGCACTTGGAGTATGCTGGACGTCCGGTTGCCGTCAACATAAAACACCGGAGAGTAGTTCCGTACTAGCAGGACTAAATACCCTGCTGGCAAATAGTACGGAGTAATCTGGCTTAG